GAAACACCTATAATACAAAAAATTGCTAACTACAAAGACTTTGATTCTGAGGAACAACCACCTCTTATAAAGGAAGAACCTTGATATTACATGTAGATTTAATTTTAAACTAAAGCTTATACTTTGATATAATACATGTTAAAATAATTAAATCCACAAAATGACAACGCCTCAACTAGAGAAAGTTTATTTCAATTTCATACTCAGTAACAAAAAGTATTTTGATATTGTTAAGTCCTATTTTTTCAGAAATTCTGAAATACAATTCGTATATGGCGTCATACGAGAATATATGCTCAAAGGTGACGCTAAAGTGCCTACTCCAAGACAGATACTCGACATGGTCAATATCGAAGATAAAGAAGGTCTCATTACCAAAGAGATTCTTAAATCGATACTTCAAGTAGACTTAAAAGAATATGATGAAAAAAACTTTATTGAACCAAACTTCAATGGATGGGTTTTGGCAAATCGACTTAAAACCGGTACTGTAGACATCATAGATGAGACGAGAAACTTAGATTCTATTTCAGACTTTGGTAAGGCAATAGAAGCCGCCAATCGAATAAGAGGAATCGTAGAAGAAATGTCTTCCACTAATTTTATTCAAGATGATGACATGGGTTCTGACTTTGACGACGCTGAACACCACGTACAGGATTCTTCACGATTCAAAGTAAAGTGTGGATATGAAACTATTGACCATATGCTTGGTGGTGGTTGGGATATTTCTACACTAAATGTAATCATGGCACAAACAAATGGTGGTAAGTCATTATGGATGCAAAACTTTGCTGTTCAGTCTGCAAATATGGGACATAATGTTCTTTATATAACACTCGAGATGAGTGAAAGAAAGGTTATGAAGAGACTTGGTGCGATGAGACTTCATATTCCTATCAATGACTATGATACTCTCTCAAAAGACTCTGAAATGATAAAAAAGAAAATTGCTAACTTATCCAAAACTGCAGGAGGAAATGATTTGTTTGAGAAAAAAGTCGGTAAGATTATAACAAAATTCTGGGCAGCAGGAACCGCAACCATTCAAGATTTTGATAACTATATTCAGAAACTAAAAGAGAAGAAGGATATAAAAATTGACATGATAATAGTCGACTATATTACTTTGGTCGCAACTGTAAAGGGTGCAATGGCTGACAATCTTTATACAAAGGGTAAAAGTTTGGCAGAAGGTCTTAGAGCAGTTGGTGCTAAATACAAATGTCCTGTAATCACAGGAGTACAGGTTGCTAAGGATGCATGGAATGCTTCTGATATAACATTGGAATCTGTTCCGGAATCAAAAGCTATTGCAGAAACCGCAGATACTTTTTGGGCTATCATAAGAACTGAAGAAATGAAGCGTCAAAATGTTTTCAGATTTAAACTTTTAAAACAACGTGATGGTGATTTCTCAAAATCACAAATGAAAATAAATTTAAACCCTACATACTTGACATTAGAAAATGATCAATTTATTGATGTTTGATTATTTTTAGTAAACTCAAAAAAACAAAAACAAATTTGTTTTATATAAAAAAAAACATTATAATATATGGCTAAGAAAGCAAATGACGACTTTGATGAAGAGTTGGATGACAATCTAGATGAGATGACGGAAACTTCATCTGAAGAAGATGCAGATGATGAGGATACGGATGATTTGGATGATGAAAAATCAGGAATGTGTCTTGATGATGACGACGATGGTGATATAGACATTCTTATTGAAATTGATGAGGATGATTTAGAATTACTTGATAAGGAAGAAAAGAAAGAAGATTCCGAAAACGATATCGTACTTTCTAAACATAAGCTTGAGGGAAAACACTCACTTAAATACGATTCTATCTTTAAAGGTAAAAAAGAAGATCCTTTAGATGAAGATGATATGGATGGCTTCGCACTTTATCATAAAGAATCTATCGAAGTAGACAAATCTTCAAACTATTACTTTGAGTCTATCGATAATGAAAGTTATGTTAGAACTAAATTAGTCAAAGAAAAGGTTTATTCTGTTTTAAGTGAAAATACAGGACTTAATTTTTTAAATAATCGAAGAAAACCATCTCGAGTAGACTTTAATGAATATTTCAATCTTTTAAAGAAACATTTGGATTCGGAAAGTTTCACAAACATAGAGCTTTTTAATGAACTTGCAGTTTATTTTTCTGATAATCTATTCAATATGTTCAAGCTTCTTGACAATAAATGGAGAAATCAAATAATAAGTGAACTTCAAGAACATATCGGAAAAACTTCAAATTCGAAAGAAGTTCAAAATAGAAATATCTATGAAGATACAGAAATAGAATTTGAGTGGGAAGATGAATTTGGAGAACCTATGATAATAACTGGTGTTGTTACAGAAACTGATTATGAAACCTCTACTTTTAGAGTAGATTCTTATGAAAATATCTATAATATTCACCTAAGTGATATAACAAAAATACTAAACAATAACAAATTTAAAAACAATTTAAATAAACTTAATAATATTGACTTTTTATAAAAGTAATTTTCACCACTATAAAAAATCAATTTTTTTCGAGCATTTGAAATTTTAAATCAAATTTTTAACCAATATATAAAAAACAAAAATTAAAATATGAGCATGATAAAAGTAACAAAAAGAAATGGCAAGAAAGAACCAGTGAAGTTTGATAAGATTGTGGATCGAATAACTCAACAAACTTATGGTTTAGACCAAAAGTGGATTGTACCTTTCGAAATCGCACAAAAAGTAATTGAAGGAATTACACCAGATGTTAAAACCTCTATATTGGACCAATTGGCCATGGAAACTGCTGCGTCACTTGCAACAAAGCATCCTGATTATTCTGTTCTTGCTGCAAGAATCGCAATCACTTCTTTACATAAAGAAACAAAGAAAAGCTTTTCCGAAACTGTAGAAGACCTTTATAACTATGTTGATCCTAATACTAGATTACATTCTCCAATCGTTTCTGAAAAATTCAACGCTTTAGTAAAAGCAAACGCAGATGAAATTGATTCTGCAATCGTTCACTCTAGAGATCACAACTTTGATTATTTTGGTTATAAGACATTGGAAAAATCTTATCTTCTAAAAATAAATGGTAAAGTTGCAGAAAGACCTCAATATATGTATATGAGAACCGCTCTTCAAATCTGGGGAGATAACTTAGAAAGAGCATTCAAAACATACAATGAGTTATCAGAAGGATATTACACTCACGCAACTCCAACATTATTCAACTCTGGAACTCCAAGACCACAATTGTCTTCTTGTTTCCTTTTAGATACAGAATCAGATTCTATCGAAGGTATCTTTGATACTTTAAAAGAAGCTGCTTTGATTTCTAAAAATGCAGGTGGTATCGGTATCTCTTTCAACAAAGTAAGAGCTAAAGGAACTTACATCGCAGGAACAAATGGAACTTCTAATGGAATCGTTCCTTTCTTAAAAATCTTCAATGAAACTGCAAGAGCGGTTGACCAAGGTGGTGGTAAAAGAAAAGGATCTATTGCAATCTATATGGAACCTTGGCATGGCGATATTATGGACTTCTTAGATTTAAGAAAAAACCAAGGTAAAGACGAAATTAGAGCTAGAGATTTATTCTTGGCAATGTGGATGAACGATTTGTTTATGGAAAGAGTCGAACTTGACGAAAATTGGGCTTTAATGTGTCCACACGAATGTGCTGGTCTTAACGAAACTTATGGTGAAGAGTTTAAAACACTTTATACTAAGTATGAAGCAGAAGGTAAATACAAAAAAATTGTCAAAGCTAGAGATGTTTGGAACAAAATTCTTGAATCTCAAATCGAAACAGGAACTCCTTACTTGCTTTACAAAGATTCCATCAACATGAAATCTAACCAATCAAATATTGGAATCATCAGATCCTCAAATCTATGTTTAGATGGTGATACTTTGGTTAAATGTAGAATTGATGGTGTTGAGAAAGAATTTGATATGGTTACAATTGATGTTTTATTTAAAAATGGAGAAAAAATAGAAGTTCTTTCTAGAGATTTAGACAATAATGTTGATGAATGGTGTCTTGTTGAAAATTCAGGTATGACTAATACAAATGCAGAGACCATTAAAATTACCGATGAAAATGGTTGCTTCATAATATGTACCGAAGATCACCAGGTTTGGACTCAAAATAGAGGATATGTCAGAGCCCGCGATTTAGAAGAAAATGATACTTTATTGTTGAATGAAAAAGAACTTGTATAATTATAGTGAGTTTATAATTGAATCAGATAATATATTTTATATTTATGTTTACCTGGATCCAACAAAACCAGGTAAATATGAGTATGATAGTGGTTTAAAATTTGAATACTTACCATTTTATGTTGGATATTCAAATAAAAAAGCTTTTTATGATAGAAAGTCAAGACATCTTCATTTTGCAAAAATGAATAAAGATTTAACCAACAACTCTTATAAAATGAATATTATCAATAAAATAATTAAAAACGGTGACGAACCAATTATTTTATTATTTAAAGATGACTTAACTTTTACAGAAGCTAAAGAAATGGAAATTTACATGATTTCTAAAGTAGGTAATAGATATGATAGTAGTGGTCCTCTTGTAAATATTGCTAAAGGTGGTGATGGTGGTGATACGTTTACTAATAATCCAAGAAAAGAAGAAATAAGAGAAATACATAGAAAAAACGCAACTGGTTCTAATAATAATATGTATGGTTTGCCAATAGAAGAATATCCATCACATAAGGCCAAATTAAGAGGTGAACATTGGAATATGGGTCGAACTGCATCTATATCTACAAAAGAATTACTTTCTAAACAAAGAACCGGTGCCAGTAATTCTAGAGCTAAGAAAGCTTTACTATTTGATAAAGATTTTAATTTAGTTAAAGAATTTGATTATTGTTTTGATATAAGTGATTATATCGATAGCACAAAAAGGGCGGTCTCAAAAACAGCGAGTACAAACGCCAAAGAAGAGAAATATCCATATCATACAACAAAAGGTTATTATATAATCTATAAGTATGATTGGGAAACCAAATTTAAAAATAAAGAAAATGAAATTAGAGAA